AAAACCAGTCAACGCTGATACGCCCTTACTATTAAAATTAGATGGACTAATCGAACGAGCACCACACGATATGCTGATTGTCAGCAAGTCTAAGCAGATTGTCAACGTCATTCGCGAGCGCCACCCTGAAATTGGAATCTGGACGGGCGATATCCAAGAAGGACTTGATAAGAAAATCGTGGTTGCTACCAGTCAAGTTCTTGGAGTGGGGGTTGATGGTCTGCAGCATAAATATCAAACGGTTGTCGTGCTGGATCCGGTGGATAAGTCTTCTGGTGAATATGACGACTATCGTCAATTGTTGTGGCGCGTGACTGGTTCACGGCAGCAGCATGATGTGAATATTATCGAATTTTATTATAAAGAAAGTAAAAAAAGAGGAAAACAAAATGAACAAAAAAACTGAAATGATTGTATTTCGTAGCCGTAAAACCGGAAAATTTCTTGAATCTTACAAAGATCGTGGGAGTCTAGCCTTTCAAGCAGAATATTGCTGCATCACTCACTGTTTAAAAATTCCCCGTGAAAAATATGAGGGAAGCAAAAAGACTTACAAGGCTCTCGCTACAGCTTTTGACTGTGAGATTGTCGCCTTAGAAATTGAATACAAGATGAGCTATCCGAACGGATCAGAAGTTGAACCTATCAAGCGTGACCGTTCATCAATCGAGGACATGATTAAGGATATTATTGGAGGGCTTCTCTAATGGCATTTACACTTCCAGCAAATAAACCACAAGTACCCAAAGACACACCAAGAAATTTCTTTTTCTATGGGGCTACCATGAGTGGAAAATCTTACTTGGCCAACGAATTTCCAAACCCAATCATTTTGAACACGGATGGAAACGCTAGTGCAAATAGTGTTCCAGCGATCCAACTTGTCAACGAAAAGGACAAGAACGGTCATATCATAAAATCAGTGATTGAGCAGCTTAGTGAAATCTTATTGGCTCTTCAAACCCAGAAACATACTTATGAAACAGTAGTAGTTGATGTCATTGATGATGTGATTGACATGATTAAAATTGCCGTATGTGGTGAATTTGATGTTAAGTCACTTTCAGAAATCGGCTACGGTAAAGGTTATGATTATTTCAACCAAGCTTTGACAGAATTGGTTATTGATCTTAAAGCTCTGCCAATGAATGTTATCTACATCAGCCGTGAAATCACTGAATACAATGACGATGGGAAAGCAGTTAAGACTTTACCAAGTTTACGTGAAAAGTATGTAAATCTCATTAATGGAAACTCAGACTTGATGATTCGGACTGAAAAACTTGGGAACAACTACAACCGAGAGGTTATCCGCAAACGTAAAACTTACAAATCTGACCAGATTGACGATAAAGCAATTTTGAAGATTTTGCAGACAATTGACGGCGCTGTTACTATGACAGCTAACAAATCAACAAAGACCCCAAAAATAGAAGCACCTAAAGAAGTTGAAGTAGCTGCTGAAGATGATATTTTTTAAGAAATAGAGGAGAAAAAATATGAGTTTATATGATATTGCAAAACAATTAAAGGCTAATGGATATGATCCACGGAAAGACAAAGTTAATAACGGGAACCAGCATCTTCCCGGTGGTGAATATCAGGTTATTTTAACAAGTGTTGAGGCCCGTATTGCTGATAGCAAATGGGAATCTATCAATTACGCCTTCGAAGTCCGTGATCCAGAAAGTCCATTCAATGGTCGTACACAATTCATTGGTATGGGAACCCTTGTTGATTGGGTAAAAGACGGTAAGAAGATGGACTTGACAAATATGGTTGAAACAACAATCAAATTTTTCCAAAAAACTCTTGAACTAGCAGATGACAAAATGCGTGGTGCAGACCTTGAGGACAATAAGTCTATGGAAGAGGCTCTAAAACGTAAGGCCGTTGGGACAAAATTTATTCTGGTAATTGATGAATACACCAAACGTGACAAATCAACAGGTCACAACTATGATCTTGAAGAGTATCTTGGGAATAAAGTTGAAGCAACACCAGAAATTGATGATGATGACCTCCCTTTCTAAATAATAGTAAGTTTTGGGTCATTGATGAAACTGATGAAAGATTAGGACCATTCAATACATTTGAAGAAGCTTATCAATCGTTGTTATTTTATTTAAAAATGACTGAAGATGAATATCAATCAAATTATATGGCCCAAGAACTTGTTTATATTCACAAAGAGGAGAAATAATCATGCCGTCGATGAAAGAATACGCATTGCAGTATCAAAAATTGGGATTTTCAGTAATACCCATCAATCCAAAGAATAAGATGCCTTTGATTGAATTTGCCGATAAGCCTGCCATGACTCCTGCCGAGATTGAAAACTTTTGGGACGGCTACCCTAATGCAAACATTGCCCTAAAGACTACCAACTTCTTTGTCATCGATATTGACAAACACGGCAAGTCAAACGGCTTTGAATCCTTGAAAAAATGGAAAAATCTGGGATTGATTGAACCGACACTGCAAGCTAAGACGGCAAGCGGTGGGAAACACCTCTTTTACTTCAAGAGAGAGGATGCCCCTATCACTCAAATGATTAATTTCTTACCAGGTGTTGACATCAAAGCTCATGAAAATAATTATGTCCTTGTTGCTCCGTCAGCAACAGAAAAAGGGCAGTATGAGTGGGATCTGGAAAAGTCCAAGGAAGGCGGTACTATGGTCACCCCTTCAAAAGAATTAATCCAGGCTATAAAAAAACAGTATGGCGAAACTCACGGCTATAAGTATGATGGTAAGGATGGTCTTAGGGAATTAGCTAGACGTTCACATACTAGAGAACGAACACAGACTACAGATCTCTTTGAAACCATCTGCCTTGGCTTTGGTGATGAGGGTGGACGAAATGACAAATTAGCAAAATTTGTAGGCGGTCTCTTATATCGTGCGGTAGACGATAGTGTAGTTGTTCAACTTGCAAGATTGGCAAATGCAAATAGTCCAAACCCTTTGCCTGAGAAGGAAATGATGCGTACTGTTGAAAGTATGATTAAAAAAGATAGGAGGTGATTGTGATTGGTAATGTAGTAAGTATTGACTCACAACCCAAGATGATAACGACTGCCAAGGGAGACATCAAGGCCAACAGCCCAAGTAATGTGCTGATGTCTTTCAAGGCTGATGATCAGTTGAGTATTTACCTAAAGCACAACGATTTTTCCCAAGAGCATGAACTTCTTAAAGACATCAAGATTGGCAACACTCTTTTTAAAAAAGGTGAGCTCCCTTCCAACTTTGATTCAGTTGTAAAGGTTTATTTTGAAAGCGTGCTGGGGGTGGCCTTTTCTAACCAGGCGATGCTAGATGGTATGGAGACATTTTTTTCAGAACGGTCTTACAATCCAGTCATTGAGTACATGGAAAAGGCTGCTGAAAAATGGGATGGTCGTAAACGAATTGACCGAATGCTTCAGGTTTACCTGGGGGCCGAGGACATTCCTCTGATTTCCAAGATTGCCCAAATGTGGTTGGTCGGTGCGGTTGCTAAAGTCTATAACCCTTACGTTAAATTTGACTATGTTCTGGATCTGGTCGGTGGCCAAGGAGTCGGGAAAACGTCCCTCCTTCAAAAATTGGGTGGCGAATGGTATACGGATGCCGTAACAGATTTCTCTAATAAAGATAATTACGACATTATGTTAAAGAGTCTAATCGTCAACGATGATGAAATGGTGGCCAGTAATCGGATGAGCTTTGCAGAAACTAAGGCTTTTATTTCTAAAACTAGCCTACGTTATCGTAAACCATACATGAAACGAACAGAAGAATTTGCCAAGAACTTCATCTTAGCCAGGACTACTAATCAAAAAGAATACCTCAAGGACAAAACCGGTGAACGTCGATTCCTCCCGATTATGGCAGATAGCAAGCAACAAAAGAAACATCCAATGGAAATCGAGCCTGATACAATCGAACAAATTTGGGGCGAAGCCGTTACAATCTATCGTGCTGGTGCTGATTTGATGTTTGATGAAAATACAGAGGATGAACTGAATATCTACCGTGAACAGTTCATGTATCGTGATGAAGTTGAATTACAAGTGCTTGAATATCTTGATATGCCCGTCCCTGAAAATTGGCAAAACTGGTCTATTCAGCAACAACATCAATACACAAGTAAATATTTCGATAATAGTAGCGACTTTGATCCTGGAAGCAAAAAACTAGATAAGGTCTCAACTCGTGAAATGATGTACAACTTATTTATGAGAAATTCGAATGACAGGAAGCTGTCAACGAAGATTAACATGATCATGGATAATCATCCTGATTGGAAAAAAAGTGTTTTCCGGGCAGGAGGTAAAAGTACAAAAGGGTTCGTAAGAGTGAAGAATTCGGAAAAAACTAATCGGTAGCAATTAAAAATTTATCGGTAGTCATCGGTAGCAGTTGAGGGGTAGATCGGTAGCATTCTACCGATAAAATAGGACATCGGTAGCACATCGGTAGCAGTCCAACCCCTTGATATTACTGACTTTTATTTAATATTTATATATAATGCTACCTATCTACCTATATTTTTAAAAAAAGTATATAAAATAATAGTAATAATAGAGAAAGCCTATAAAACAGGGATTCTTTAAAAATATTTTTTACTTTTTAGAATTTATCGGTAGCACGGTAGCAGTTTAGAAAAAGAGGTAACAGATTGAAAAGATTTATCGCAATATGGGGTCTGCTATCTGCTGGGGTGAATATCTGGCAGATGGGCAGGATTGCAGAACTAGAAGAAAAGCGCCCAATTATCGTCTATAAAGCTGATAATCAAGGCGCAGAAATCAAAGGCAGAGTCGTCCACAAGGAGAAAGTCGGTGATCTGTACACAATAACAATACAGAACTACGGCATTTTCGTAGTCACACAAACAAGCTACGAAACATTGAGGATTGGAGACGAGGTGAAATTATGAGACCTAAAAAATATCCGTATTTAGGAAGAAGAAAAAAGCAAGAAAAAACATCGCCAATGTTTTCTGCACGACCAATTTTTAACGAGATTCCAATTGTAGAAGAAGTTAAAGTTGACTTCGGAGTTGAAGCTAAGATTGGACGTTCATATCCAGAAACGATAATACATTTAGATATTTCTGGATATGGAAATAGAGTACATTCAGTGCGTTGCTTCCCTAATATCTTACTGAGTGTTGGCGAGTCAATCCAACTAAAGATACTCTTTTATAAAAAGCTTAGAAATTTGACCGCAGATCGTTTTTTGACCTTTAGAGAATCTGATTGGAATTTCTTTATCTGTGATCTGGTCAGCGAATTTGCACATTAAAAAAAGCCAAGACACTTTCTGCCTCAGCTATAATTAACACACTATTATTATACCATAAAGGAGATAGAGAGTGAAGGCTAAAGAGCTTTTAAGCGAATTACAAGACCTCGATATGGACATCCAAAGCCGTATAGATGAAATCAATGAGCTTGAGGCGGGTTTGCTCTCAAGCCCCAAGTGGACTGACGTCAAAGTCCAAGGCGGACAGACTAGAAGAGTTGATGATGTTTATACTCAGCTTGTCGTGATGAAAGAGGCTATAGAACAGGATACCAAGGAAGTTATTGACAGAAAACTTGAATTAGGTAGAATGATCAACAGGCTTAAAAATCCAAAGTATAGGGCAATCTTGAGAATGACATATATTACTAAAACGTATATCGAGGATATTTGCGATAAGTTAGCAATTAGCAAGAGCTCGTATTACAGCATGCGTAAGGTTGCTATTGAAGAGCTGGAGGTA